CGAGGACATCCCGTCCAATCTCTTACAAAGGGGTGTGAAGTTGAAGTAGAAACGGATTTTGCGGGTGTTTGGAATGTTGCCAACTATAGTGGATATGCTTGGAAGCTTGTGTCTATTAAAAGTTAAACTCTACATATATCAAATGCTAACACGCACGGGATACCTCGTCACTGAGGGACCAATTCAGGAAATTAAAAAGGAACTGACAGTAAGACCACAGGTCAACAGCGACTATGGATTTCCTCCCCCACCTTTCAAGGTTTTTAGAACAGCTAAGAATGGAGTGTGCGTTCCAAGATTCTACGGAGTTGGTAAGGTGGGAAAGCCCAAGGAGGATCGTCGCCCCGAGCCAGCGAAATCCAGCGCCAAGTTCGTCGGTCAGTTACGAGACGCAACCCACCAGAACGAGGCTCTTGCTGCAGCTATTAGTGCGGGCCATGGTGTTCTCTCGCTCCCATGCGGGTATGGCAAGACCACCGTATCCCTGGCAATAGCGTGTAAGTTGGGCTACCGCACAATGATTGTAGTTCACAAACAGTTTCTCGCAGATCAATGGCGAGAACGCATTCAACAGTTCTGTCCAGGTGCCACAATAGGCATTGTTCAACAGAATAAGAAGGAGACCGATTGTGATTTTGTCATAGCCATGCTTCAATCCCTGTCCCTCAAGGAGTATTCCTTCAGTGATTTTGACTCCATTGGTACACTCATCGTGGATGAAGCCCATCACATTTGTGCCAAGGTCTTCAGTCAGTCCCTCTTCAAGATGTGTCCCAAGCACATTTTTGGTCTTTCGGCGACACCCGAACGAAAAGATGGTCTCACGAAGGTTCTTCATTGGTTTATGGGACCCACATTCTTTGCGGTGGAGCGAAAGAATCAGGAACAGGTGGAAGTATTTCCGGTAACTTATGAATCATTCAACTACAGAAATCCTCCACCATGTACGAGAAACGGTAAACTATCAATGCCCAATATGGTCACAGAAGTTGTTGAAGACAGGAAGCGGAATCAAATGCTCGTTCAACTCGTGAAGAAAGCTTCAGAGGGCACGAGGCAACTCCTCGTTCTCAGTGATCGTCGGTGGCATTGTGAGATGCTCCACCAATGTTTCCCCAAAAACTCAGGACTCTACATGGGTGGTATGAAAGAGGCCGATCTTCAGGCTTCATCACAAAAGAAGATCATCTTTGCCACCTTCTCACAAGCCCACGAAGGTCTAGATATCCCAACCCTAGATACGGTGATTTTAGCGTCCCCCAAATCCGATATTACACAAAGTATAGGTCGTATTATGCGAGAGACTAAAGGTAAAAAGAACAATCCACATATCTACGACATCCATGATCCATGGTCCATATTTACAGCTATGTACTATAAGCGTCTCAAGGTGTACCGTCAAGGTGGGTTTAAGATCCATGGGAAGGTTGCCGAAGAAGAAAAGAAGAATGAGTTCCCTCAGGGAAAGTGTCTGTTTTTATAATCTGACTAATAAATAAATGTCTGGTGCATTGATACAACTTGTCTCAAAAGGCGCGCAAGACATTTATCTTAATAGTGAAGAAGGTCATTCGTTCTTTCGTATGAAATTTACGAGACACACAAATTTTTCACAGGCTCCCAAGCTTATTAAGACCATCACAGACAACGACCCTGTTTTTACAGTTCCCGTTTATGGTGATCTTATAAATTGTCTCTGGTTTGAGGGTCTTGATAAGAACTCCAATGTTTCATCAAATCTTTTGTATAATTCAACAATTGATCTTTATGTGGGTGGTCAGAAAATTGATTCTCAGCATTATGACTATTATGCGGACATTTGGCCAAACTATCTTTCAGAAACATGGGTAAAACAAGAGGAACTTACAAATAAAACGAGTACTTCCAACAGAAACTTCCAACCACTTCACTTTTTCTTTTGTGATCACGGGGCATTTTTACCCCTCATATCTTTAGCTCATCATCAAGTTGAAGTGAGGGTTAATTTTGATCAAGCAAGTCTGGTTGGTTATAATAATTCTCAAAAGAGAATCAATGTATATGGAAACTATGTATATCTCGACAAAGAGGAGAGAGAGTCTCTCGTAAAAAGACAGATGGACTTTATAATTACTCAAACACAGCGTTTGGATTTTCCACTTTCTAATGTAGTCGATAACTCCATTCAAACTGGTGGATACAATGATTTGGATTTGAGTTCCTTTAATCACCCCGTGAAGTCTATATTTTTTGGGTATTCGGCGACAAATATTGATCCAACAAATGATCGTTTTACATTTAAGAATGCGGATATTCACATAAATGGTACACCACTTCTTGAAAATATGAGCCCAACATACTTTCACACGGTTCAAAATTATTACAAGTCAAAATATGGTAAAACTGACTTCAGAGTTGACACAGAAGATCTAATGTATACCCGATATTTTGCGTATCATTTTGGTTTGAATGTTTCAGAATACAATCCATCTGGGACATGTAATTTCAGCAGACTCGATAATGCTAAACTCATAATTCGTGGAGCTGAAAAGGGTAGCTTTAGGGGGGATCAAAAAGATATTTATGTGTACGCAGTAAACTATAATGTCCTCAGGATCAAGGATGGTTTGGCTGGAATTTTATTCGGGAACTAAAGTATAAATGGGTCGCACCGCAAGATTCGAACAGATTTATGTTGCAAGTCTGGAGGCAGAACCCGTTGAACAAGAAACTCTTACGGGTGTCAAGAGTATTTTGACAAGAGAAGTAGAGGCAAATGAAATCCTACTTGTTACAGATCCCGAAACCGGTGTGAAAGGTCGCCTCGGTATATCAAATACAACACCATCAAAATCTCTTTCCGTGGGTAACAAGTTTTTTGTGGATGAAACTGACACAATTGTGCTTGACGTGAAAGGTCGTGGTAAAGCTGAGCGTTTATTCGTTGAAAATCAATTTGCCATCGGTACAACGAACCCAACAAAGGCGTTTCAGGTAAATAGTGGCGCAACGAGAAAAGTTGATATTGATTTAACGGGTCGTGATTTGATGACAGTGAGCGGTAACTTGGTTGCTACAAATGTGATCGTGTCCGATAGACTTATAACATCTGGGGCAAATCTTTCAATTAAGGAGACAAATTCAAATGTCGTCACTGTTGTGGGTGGTATCAAAACTTCAAACTTGAGCGTTGGAAGTAATGTTGGTATTTTTGGCCAGGGTTCCAATATCATGATGTTAAAGGGTAATGTGTATCAAGAAGGTTACTTGAACCTTGTGGGTAATATCGCTGTGACTGGTAATATTACTGTCACAGAAACCGCGACATATATAGCTACACAGGATTTGCGTGTTGCGAATGTTGTCATTCATTCGGCTTTTGGAAATGATGTGCTGTCACGAGAAACGGCATTTGTTATGACACCTGGCACGGGATACTCAAATGTAGCTCTTGGTTTTGTCGCGGGTAATAGGGGTAGAGAGATGGCCTTTTTTCAAACGGACGCTTACGGTGGGTTAAATGCGGACACAATTAATGTAGACAATACAAAGTCAATTAATGTTCATGTATATGGTGACATTTACACATCAAACAATATAGGTGCCGCGAACACATATCCAACACACGACCTCTGTGTAGGTTCAAATGTCTTTATTGACGACACAAACTCAAATGTTGTCTACGCAGATGGTAATGTGTACGTCAAGGGTCTCATACTTGGATCAACTGGTTTGAGAGCTGGTAATCTGCTCACATTGGATGAGACTTCTGCGACACCTGTGACGATAAGTGGAAATGTCCAAATGAATGCGTTACGCACTACGGGTACGGCTCCATCGGGTATTTCAAACCTATCACCTACGGATACACTTTCCGTGGGCGCCAAAATATTTGCTAATACAACAGCCCTAAACACTCTCAGAATTTTGGGTAACACCGCAACAACAAATCTCACAACTGAAATGGTTTTTTCAAGTTCAAACCTCGTTGTTCACGCAGATAGATTCGGTGGCGACAGTACATCAAATGTACTTGTGCTTAAATCCGGCCCAACTGCCTCAAATGTGAGCTCCATAGAAGTATATGGTGCGAGTACAACAGCTACACAACAAAAGATTACTATGAAGACAAAGAATACTGAAAGAATCCGAATCACTTCGGATGGCAGTGTTGGAATCGCAAATACAGGTCCAACGGAGAGACTTACAGTGTCGGGTAATATCTATGTGATTGGGAGTAACACCATTTCAACTGGTAACATATGGGGATCTACGGGTAATATCGCGATGCGTGCGTATACGAGTGTTCCCAATGGGGAAACACGGGTTGAAAATATAGTTGGGGCTGGAAAAGGTCTCAAGTTTTTCGCGAGTACCACACCCACAATGGGTACACCCAAATTGACTCTCTTGGAATCAAGTAATGTGGGTATAAATGTAGCGTCACCAGTGGGTAGACTCCACACTTCCGGTGGAACTGTGTTAATAAACGACCAAGTTGTGAAACGTGGTACATATGTTCACCAAGAAACACCAATGGTTATCACCAACACACACCCGATTATAAGTACGACTGATATGGGTCGTGTATTAGATTTAACTCGTGAAGGTGATGGTATAGAACATGGAGCCCGAGCCTCATTCAAGTTAGGGAAACATGAGACCGCGGATGGAACTTCTAGATCACGACTTGATCTTTATTTAGCGAGTGATAACTACCAAACTGATGCTGATGTGATGACCTTCCTAAGTTCTGGAAAAGTTGGAATTGGTAGCACGCAACCCTCCGCATTTCTTGAGGTCATAGGTTCAGGTTTTGCAGATCCAACTGAAAACGGTATTCTCCTACATAACCACGATGATGGTGATGCTATTGTAGCAGTAGAAACCAAATTAAATGTGGGTAATGCATTTACAAGTTATATACTTGAAGATGGCGGAGCCTTGACAGGTTGGTCATCGGGTGTAACAAAGGACGATGATTTTAGAATTACGGAGAATTACCGGAGAGTTTTGGATTCTTCTGCAACAGCTCTCTTCATAAGTAGTGCGGATCGTCACGTGGGTATAGGTACAGATGTGCCACGGGGTAAATTAGAAGTTGTCGGTAATGTTGTGATCGGGCAACAACTTTCATTTTCGGGACTTTCGGGTGATGAATTTGGTAATACACATATCATAGAGAGAAGATATAATACCGATTTTTCAAGAACCGAATTGCTCCTCTTTAAGGGTAACGACGCTTCGTCGGCTGATAACGGACCCGATAGAATTAGACACATAGCGGGTGAACATGTATTTCAAACATATACATCATCTGGAGAATCCCTATATGGAACAAGTGAAATTTTGG